GTTCAGCAAACAACCTAAAGTTTCTGTGAACATCATACTCAATACCTAAAGAACCCATAGGTTCTTCAAAATCAATCTGATCATTATTATCCCATGGATCTGCATTTATAGAAACATAGGTTCTAACTGATTCTGGTGTCATCCATCCAGCAACAGCAGTAATAGCAGTAGCAACTGCAGTGTATTCAGCAATACAAATCATCTTACGTTGTGTCCTCCAAACATGTAACGCATACCATTCAAGATTTTGTTTCCGAATTCTCCCAGTCTGCGAGAATTAAAGCGTTCAAATAGTGCGGCAGAGATAACAGGTGTGGGTACACCAAGATCCACAGCAGCGTGAAGAGTCCAACGACCTTCACCACTGTCTGATACTCCCCCATCGAATCTGCTAAGTTTTGGATCATGCCGTAATACATCAGCGGTAAGATCGAGTAACCAACTACCAACCACGCTACCACGACGCCAAAGCTCAGCCACTTCAACAGTGTCAATATCATACTGATAGTCTGCCGGATTTTCCATCGGAGCCACCTCAGCATCACCCTCCTTGATGTAATGGGAACCAAGATCGCCATGATGCAGGATGTTAAACCCCTCGGCATACGCTTGCATGATCCCATATTCTACACCGTTATGAACCATCTTGACAAAGTGTCCTGCGCCTGGTCCACCGCAATGCAACCAACCGTACTCAGCAGATGTTGCGTTTGTGTAAGGGTCTGTGCGGGCTGCAGCGGTAATGCCAGGTGCAAGTGCGCGGAAAATGGGGGCACAGACAGATACTGCGCCACTTGCACCACCAACCATAAGACAGTATCCACGCTCCAGACCATAAACTCCACCACTAGTACCGCAGTCAAGATATTGGATGCCCAACTTAGCCAACCTTTCTGCTCTCCTGCGAGAATCCTTAAAGTTGCTATTGCCATGGTCAATAACAATATCCCCGTCGCCAAGTAATGGTAGTAACTCATCGATAGTTTCCTCTACTAATTCTGCGGGGATAACAAGTTGAAAAATACCAGGAACTTGACCAGCACTTGTGTGAACCTTTTTATCAGATTTAACTGCCCGAACAAGATACTCTAGTGAAGTTGCACATCCACTGATATATCCTGCTTCATATTGTTCACATGCTTTCTCGTAGTTATTTCTATAACCCCAGACTTCGATACCTGCTTTTATCATACGGCGAGACATACCCTCACCCATTCTTCCTAATCCGATTAATCCTACTTTCATGGGTTTCTTGGGTCCATTCCTAAACTTTTTAAATAATCTATCCACCAATCTTGGTCTTTAATATACCTCCAATTAGGGACTTCTTTACCACGTTCTACAACATAATATTGATAGAGTGTTTCATCGATAGTCTGTGCTATCTCCATATTCATCTTCCTCTGCGTCAACGTCTTCATACGGGTTTGCCACAAAGGGTCCTCGTTTTCGTAAAGGTTCTTTTCTGACATAATTGGTTTCATCATTTACGACAGAAACCCATACCGCGAGTTTCATTACTATGTAGATTATGCCTATTGGTAAAAAACATGCAAATAAAACAAGTGAATTCATTTACCTCTATACCTCCCTGGCCATGTTAACTCCATACCAGTAATAAGCAACATTATGAAAGCAAATACAAACAAAGTGCTCATATCTTAAACTCTGCCAACTAAAGAAAGAACTCCATGCGAATAAAACGCAAGGAGTATCCCACCAAGAATGGCACTTATAACAGTAGCAGTTTTGTTATGCTTATCAATTGCTTTGTCAATCATTTCCTGGCACTCCTTTTTAGATACAAGGTGGTCAGGTATGATTTCATCCATCCTGTGAGACATTTGGAAGTTTCTTCATTGGATCTGGTTGTCCTCCCACTATAGCACAAGCACGAACATAAAAGTAATTATCTGTTGTGCCGTTTTCTTCAAAGGTTTCTTTGATTTTTTCCCAATTAGAAAATTCGTCTGGATGCATGGTAGAAAGAAAGTGTCTACAACACTATTTAATATAAGAATATACTACACTATGTCAATAGAGTTAGGAATTCCTAACGCTCTTCAAATTCTATACGACGTACTTTACGCCTACGACGTTCTTCTTGATAGAGAAGTTCTGTCCTAGAGAAGTGACTATCAATCTCTTTCTCTATATTGTTAGTAACCATTACGACTTTATCCAAATCAACAGCACCAACTTTATTGTCAACGACTCTCATTTGGTTGGGACATCCACAAAACTGAACTTTGCTAGTGCTTGTTAGTTCTGATCCACACTCTTTGCATCTTACTGTAATCATGGTCCTCCAGGACTGTAAATGGGAGATACTGGGATCGAACCAGTGACAATCTGCGTGTAAAGCAGGTGCTCTACCTCTGAGCTAATCTCCCTTAAGGTTTTCTTCTTTCTTTGTTTTGAAATAAAGTTTGTAATATCTAGTCTTTATTTCTTTTATAGTATTCATATCCTCCTCAAATCCCATATATTTGAGATTTTGATAGGACCCCTCTAACTCACTAATGAGAAGTAAAAGACCTACACCTGTGACAGGTCTGGCACCAAATTCATATTCGGATAACGATTTCATGAGGAAAGAGGGGATAAGCGGAGTATCGGAATCGAACCGACGACATCTAACTTGGAAGGATAGCGTTCTACCGCTGAACTAACTCCGCATAGGTGGGCCTTACATGGAAGAGGAGGTGGTGGTGGTCTCTCCCAATGCCCAGCGACTCAGATAGGATTTGAACCTATGACCGACTGCTTAGAAGGCAGTTGCTCTATCCAGCTGAGCTACTGAGTCAGGTGGTAGTTCCTATCGCCGCTAACCCTGAACTACCAAGGAGGTCACCGCAGTTGATTACGCTCTTTCGATACCGTCTGAGTGTTCAACAAAGTCATCATACTGCTGTTGAGTAATTTCGTCAAGTGATACTACTTCTAAATCTTCTTTCGGATCGAACCATTCATCAAATTCTGCCATGATAGCAAATGAATCGTAGATCCTTTCTACTCCTTTACCATTATACTCTTGAACCTTACCAATTGCCCATTCACGAACTTCGGATACAATTTCTTCAGTCTCCATCATAATAATCTTTTCGGAAGTACCTGCTGAGGATGTTTCCATTGTAGTATGCAGGTCCCCCTGTGTCAAGGGATTCGGTGAGGACTCCGTTGAGGAAGAGTTGTTTTGTTTCCTCGAAGTTTGTTTTGCCAGGTGTTTTATGTAATGACAGGATAGTTCTACTAAAATTTTGTCTACCCAATCGTTCAATGTCTTCTTTAAGTTCTGGACAAGACCCATAATACTTTTTCCAATCAGATTCTTTTTTTACTCGGCGTTTCTTTCCTGGAGGTTTCCGATGACTCCAAAAATACTTTCGCCCAATGTATTGTCGTTGGTTGGTGAGATTGGTAATGTTATAAACAAAACCATAGTAGTCGTGAACATCGTCACTAGTAAAAGGTCTCTCCAAATAGATCCATGGATTTTCATAATCAATATCGATACTCATCAATAATGTTTAACACCTTGTCGAGATATTTATGTGCCATATCTCGATCTCCCTGCCATACTGTATCAGGTTCTTCGTATACATCATTTTTTAATTTGAGTACACGATTTTTAAACTCTTCTTTCTTCAATTCATTCTTAGGCATGGGTATACAAGGAGTTGTCTCCCCTATTTAAGCAACTTTTTTCTCCTTGTCATCTTTTTTCAGCATTTCAACAAGTTCTTTGTAACGAAGTACTTGATCTGGGAGATATGTTTGAGGACCAAAACGTAATAAGTGTTGGTCCTTTTCCGAAAGTTCATTCATTATAGTTGGAATCCAGAGAATGTATCTTTCTTGACATCTTGTTTAATGCCACCTACCACATAAGACTCCACTTCCGTTTCCTGTGGTGCTACCTGAAGACCCTTAGAAGAGATCCAGTGCTGTGTCCAGGGGAGTGGATTGTTCTTAGCTGGGATATCATATTGTCTCTTCAGACCTATTGCAACTAAACGGCGATTTGCAATCCACTCAACATACTGTTGGAGTAGTTTGTCATTCAATCCAATCATAGAACCATCTTTAAACAGATAATCTGCCCAACGCTTCTCTTCATTAACAGCATTATCAAATAATTTATAAGTCCACTCTTCTTCTTCCTTCATGATTTGTCTCATTTCAGGATCATCACCACTCTTCCATTTGTTCAAAATGTTTTGAGTGATTGCTAAATGCTGATTTTCGTCTCTTGCAATGAGGGAGATGATTTTTGCAGACCCTTCCATGAGTTTAAGTTCACCAAAGGCGAAACTGCAAGCAAAGCTAACGTAAAACCGAATACCCTCAAGAACGTTAACGTTTGCAACTGCTCTGTAGAGTTTCCGTTTGACATCTTTGATTTCCCATTTGGATGAAGGTGAGTCTCTAAAATCTTGTTGCCACATATTACCATTGCCCCAAGTTTGAGCACTATTAATGAAGTCATCATATGCCCCTGTAACGCTTGCAGCACGTTCTAGGATACGTGGATCAGTAACAATCTTATCGAAGACTTCAGATGGGTCTGAATAGACGTTCTTGATGATATATGTGTATGAGCGACTATGGATCATCTCCATGAATCCCCAGACCTCCATACATGCCTCTAGTTCAGGTAGGCTGCAGTAAGGAATAAAAGCCATCCCAGGACCACGCCCTTGAATGGAGTCAAGCATAATCTGATACTTGAGGTTGCTTGTATAGATATGCTTTTGTTCAGGGCGAAGTGTTTGATAATCCCCACGATCTTTCTGCAGTGAAACTTCTTCTGGACGCCAGAAGTATCCTAATTGTTGAGTAGTAAGTTTATCAAAAATAGGATACTTATATGAATCATACCTCTGAATTCCCAGAGGTTGACCGAAAAACATCGGTTGCTTTTTTGTATTAACTTGTTCTGTGTTAAAGACCGTCATGCCCTTAACTTTAGTCATGTTGTTGTCCTCTACGGAAGATACTTTAAACTGCACAGGATTCACACTCTCCCTCCTCGGCTTGTTCTAATTCGTTTAACAGATTATCTAAATTTGATTTAGGTTCTTCTACTACCTCATCATTTTTCATATCATGAGTATTCTGATAGTAAGAGGTTTTCCAACCGTACTTATATGTAGTCAAAAAGTCTTGTGCCATGGTGGACACTGGGACTTCATTATCAGGATACTGTTCTGGATTATAACTCCAGTTGCCAGAGATTGCCTGATCAAAGAATTTTTGCATCACAGCAACAACATTAATATAACCACGATTGGACTCCATATCCCAAAGGAGAGTATAATTGTTTTTAAGAGACCCATATTGAGGGACAATCTGTTTGAGTGGTCCCTTTTTACTTTTCTTAATGGACAGATAGTCTCTAGGTGGCTCGATTCCATTTGTTGCGTTTGACACAACGGAACTGCTCTCCGATGGCATCTGAGCAGACAGTGTTGAGTGCCGTAAACCGTATTCGGAGATAGACGCCCTAAG